GGTGCCACGCACACAAACACGAGAGCATAGAAAAATACGAGGAGGTAGCAGATGAGAATTGGCAACGTTTCGGCGATTGTTAGAAGTAAATACCACAACCGCAAGACCAAAGGCTTTGATAGCGCAAAAGAGTGGCGTAGAAACCAAGAGTTAGAAACCTTACAGCGAGCTGGAGAGATAAGCGAATTAAATCGCCAAGTGCCGTTTGTGCTAATGCCTAGTTTTGCCATAACAGACAAAAAAACAAAAAGTGGTCTTAGAACCGTGCGTGAGATCAGATACATAGCAGATTTTACCTATCGCTTGAAAAATGGCAAGCGGATAATAGAGGACGTAAAGGGAATGCAGACGGAAGTTTTCAAGATAAAGCGAAAACTACTAGAGAGAAAAATAGCCCTTGGAGTGATAGAGGGCGAGTTTAGGATTTATTAGAAAAATGGATTTGCCTAATTTAAAACATTTAGACGTATTTTATGCCGTGCTCGATAAGTTTTACCCAGACTGGGAAAAGAGAGAGGATCATTATTACTTAACGGAAATTTCATTTTTAATAAGGGAAGTATTAAACAGCCCCTATACGGACGAAACTGTTATTAATAATCTAAGAGTAAGCGAGGTAAAGAAATACCAAGCAGAGCTTAACACGCTATTAAATACGCCTAAAGAATTTTTGGATTGGGTGCTAACGCATAGAATGACAGCAAGTAGGCGAAAGATGTGCCAAAGCAAATTTATAAAGCCTAAACGCAAATACAAAAAGAAAAAATATCAACAACCGACTTTATTTTAGGGGGTAGATGGTGGGAAAATTAACCGACAAGATAAAAGAGCAAATAATAGCTGACTACAAAGCAGGGATAAGCCAAAATCAGCTAGCAAAAAACTACAAGCTAAGCCCAGCTACTATTAATAAGCTATGCAAGAATATCCCACAAGAAAATATCGAAATAGTGAATACTTTAGTGAATACTGCGATAGCGACGAATAGGGCGTTAGAGGGTAAAAGCCAAATAGAAGTGAATAGTATAGAGCGAATAGTAGATGAAAAAACAAGGCATTTACTATATTTTCAGAACGCAGCGCTCAGAAATCAAAAGAAAGCTGATGAGATGCTAGAGATGAGCGATAGGATAGCAGACGTTGAAGCCCATAGCAGGATCACGGCTAGAAATAAAGAGACCATATTTGGCAAAGAGCCACAAACGATTATAAACAACACCAACGCACAACAAACTGAAGTAACCGAAATTAGGCGAACGATAGTAAAGCTTGATAAATGATAATTGATTTAAACACTGCCCCTATATTTGAGCCACTATTGGAAAATAAACGCTACAAAGGAGCTAAAGGCGGACGTGGTAGTGGCAAAAGCCACTTTTTTGCCGAGTGTATAATCGAAACAATACTAATCAATCCAAATGCTAGAATTGTTTGTATAAGGGAAATACAACGATCGCTAAAATTTTCATCAAAAGCCCTAATAGAAAGTAAGATAAATAATTTAGGGGTAAGTGAATATTTTGAGATAACACTAACCGAGATCAGAGCTAAGCGTGGCAATGGGTTAATAATTTTTCAAGGCATGCAAGACCATACAGCCGATAGTATAAAATCACTAGAGGGCTTTGATGTTGCGTGGGTGGAGGAAGCACAAAACCTAAGCAAGCGAAGCCTAGAGCTTTTGCGTCCGACTATACGCAAAGAAAATTCGGAGCTTTGGTTTAGCTGGAACCCCGAAAACGAAACGGACGCAGTGGATAGCTTTTTTAAACAAATGCAAGAGAATGGCGCGACGGATTTTATTCTAGTTACGGCAAATTTTGGCGATAACCCATTTTTGCCAACCGAACTATTTAACGAGCAAGAATACGATCGCAGGTATAATCCCAGCACTTACGAGCACATATGGCTAGGTGGCTATAATACAAAGAGCGACGCGCTAATTTTCAAAGGCAAATTTAGAGTAGAGAACTTTAACACGGACGGATTAGGCAATCCTTATCACGGCTTAGACTTCGGTTTCGCCAACGATCCGACAGCGGCGATAAGGTGCTATATACACGACCGAAAACTATATATAAGCCACGAGGCTGGAGCGGTAGGGCTGGAGCTTGATTATACGGCGAAGTTTTTAAAAGATCGGATCGAGGATATACACAAATATGTAATAAGAGCCGATAACGCACGCCCTGAAAGTATAAGCTATTTAAAAAGGCACGGACTAAGCATGATAACGCCAACAATAAAAGGCAAAGGCAGCATAGAGGACGGCATAGAGTTTATACGCAGTTTTGAAGCAATTATAATACACGAGCGCTGCGTAGAAACGGCACGAGAATTTAGACTATATAGCTACAAAACGGATCCACATAGCGGCGATATATTGCCACAAATACTAGACGAAAATAATCACTACATAGACGCATTACGTTACGCCTTAGAGCCACTAATAAAAAATAAAACAACAATTTGGGGGCATATTACAAGCCGAAGCTAACACCCAAAAACGCCTTATTATTAATCAAAAATAAAAGGCGGAATAATGGGGCAAAAAATAACCGATAGCTTAGAAAACCTAGTAACAAAGATGGGGCAAATGACGGCGAATAGAGATTATACGCCATTGTTAGTCACAAACACACAGCTTCTAAACGCTTACAACAACGGCTGGATAGCCAAACGCTACATTAAAAAGACCATAGGCGATATGTTAAAAATGGGGCGCGAGATTGATTGGGACGATATAGATGAGGAACGCAAAAAAGAGTTTTTTAACGCTTGTGGCAAGCTAGAGATTGAGGGCGTTATTAAAGACCTGCTTTTTAACGTTTTGCTATACGGCGAGGCGGCTATTTTAGCCGTAACAGATGCAAGCGAGGAAACCTATCAACTCCCATTAATGCCTAATGAAACAATTAAACAATTTATCGTTTTTGGTAAGGGTGAGTTTAGAGCAGTAAATGCCGACCATAAATTTAACCGCCCTAGCTTTTACAATATTAAGGGCGTTAAGACACACATTAGCCGTCTTTGTATAGTGCAAGGGGGCATCAAGAGCTACGGCATAAAGCAACGTGAAAGCATAAGCGATATAGCCACCGCCCTTGATGTGATAAAGATGTTTGACACTATCACGCTAAGCGTTAGCGATTTGATCGAGGAGTGCAAAATAGATGTCTATAAAATGCACGGATATAACGAGCAAATAGCAACTGGCAACGAGGGCGAGATACTAAAACGGCTAAGGCTAATAAATGAAGCCAAAAGCTACACCAACGCAATCGCTATGGATATGGAGGACGACTATTTAACAAAGGAAAATAACCTAACTGGTATAGCCGAGCTTTGGAGCAAGAGTTGTATCGTAGTAGCTGGAGCATTAAACCGCCCTATTAGCATACTATTTGGCGAGGGGGCTGGCGGTTTTAGTAGTGGCGAGGAAGACAACCGAACATATTATGAAACTATCAACGAATTACAAAACACACTATTACGCCCAGTTTATGACTTCACCGATCCGTTTATATTAGGCGAAACCCTAGAATACGATTTTTACAGCATAGACAGCCTAAATGATAAAGAAAAAGCCGAAATTTTAAACGTGAAAAGCACGGCATTAGGCAATTTATTAGATAAGGGCGTAATAACTGAGGCGATAATTTTAAAAGAGCTAAAAGACGAGGGCTTGATTAAGAATATAAGCGCTGAGGATATAAACGAAGCCGAGCTATTAGCCCAAAAGTTAGACGAGCCAGCCGATGAAACCGACCTTATCTGAACTATTTAGCAAAAAACGCAATAAAGAGTTTAAACCCGTACAGCCTAGCAAGCGAGCAGAGGTTAAATATCGTAACGCCTTATTGCTATTAATAGCCTCTTTAAAAACGGCGCTATTAAAAAGGCTTAGAGCGTTTTTGCTTGGTAATCCTAGTGACGCCGAAATAATAGAACACACAACCCAAATACTAGATGGACTACGAAAAGCTGACACATTAGACTACGCCAAAAAGCTGAGCCGTGGCGTGGTTAGCGCAGTAAATAAAACCAACAAAGAGCGACTAATCCAAAACGTGCAAAAAGGCACAGATATAGACCTAATGCCGCTTGTGGGAGATACTGCCGTAAAGGACAAACTAGACGAATACATAGCCAAAAATGTGAGTTTGATAACCTCGGTTAAAAATGACTATCTAAGCGACGTAGAAAAAGCAATAAGAGAAAGTTATTTAAAAAACGGCAGGGCTGAAAATTTAGCCACGATCATACATGAACGCACAGGCGTAAGCAAAAGCAGGGCTAGGCTAATAGCTAGAGATCAGACAGCAAAGATTAACGCCGAGCTAGATCAAGAACGCATGCAAAATCTAGGCGTAAAGCTTTATATTTGGCAAACGGCTAAAGATGAAAGAGTAAGGCACACGCACGCGAATATGCAAGGTGTGTTATGCCGTTTTGATGATGATAGCGTATATAGCAAGGACGGCGGCAAAACGTGGATAAAACGAGAAGCGGACAAGCCGAAATGCAAGCCTGGCGTTGATATACAATGCCGATGTTTTGCAAAAGCTATTCTAGGGGAATAAATGGATTTTAAGATAAATGATGACGGCTACATAATAACAAAAGCCAAAATGGCAAGTATTCAGCCTATGGAATATTTAGGCGAGGAAATAGGACGCACCAGTGGCAAGGTGTATAAAGTTTTTAGGGATGAGAAAGAAGTATTTAGCCCTGAAACAATCAAAAGCTTTGAGGGCAAGCCGCTAACGCTAACACACCCAGACGACGACGTAACCGCCAAGAACTGGAAAGACACCGCCATAGGGCATATTCAAAACGTGCGCCGTGAGGGTGATTTTTTAGTAGGCGACGCATATATAAACGACGAGATAGCGATCAAAATAATAAAAGAACAAGGAATAAAGGAGGTAAGTTGCGGATATGACAGCAAACTAATAGAACGTGATGGGAAAATTTGGCAAACGAATATAAGGGGCAATCATTTGGCGGTAGTAGCCGAGGGGCGAGCTGGTGAAGATTGTAAATTAGGTGATAGCAAAAGGATAAAAATGAAATTCATAGATAAATTAAAAGGCGCTTTGATAGCAGCCAAAAAGTTTAAAGATAACGACGAAGTCGGTAAAGAGAAAGTAGAGGAAGCAAACGAGGCTAATAATGAGCTAGTTGATCTTTTGGAACAAGCATTAAGCGGTGCTGAGGAAGTAAGCACAAAACTAGACGAAACAACCGCTGAGCTAGAAAAAACAAAAACTGAGCTAGCAGATGTAAAGGCTAAAAACGTAAAGGACAGCGACGGCACAGACGAAAACGCAGAAATTGCAGAGCTAAAAGCTAAAGTTGAAGCGTTAGAAAAAGAGAACGCAGAGCTAAAGGCTGAAATCGAAAAGCTAAAAGGCGAGGCAGCAACAACTGAAGCCGTAACAGACGCTAAAGCCAATTTTAGCCACGTAAAACTAAGTGACGCTAAAAATGCTAGGGGTGTTTATGAGGCGGTAATCCTAGATAGTAAAGCATTTGAGGCTAGCGAGCTTAAAAAGCTAAGCGATAGCGAGATTAAAGCTATTTATATGGGTATGCGCGTAAGTGCTAAAAATAAAGACAACAGCGGCAGCGTGCTAGACAAGTTTTACGACGCTAAGCCAAATAAAATTGACTTAAATAAAAAATTTGGAGGTAAATAATGGGCTATTTAGATAAAAGAGCTTTTGCAGGACAAATAGCTAGAGCAGGCGAAAGTGCCGTAGTAGCACTAGCTTATGTAAATAATGATACCGAGGTTATACCTTTTGGAGTATTTGTAACTAGCAAAGACGGCGGCGTAGCAAAAATAAGTAAAGCAACCGATCAGATTATGGGCGTTAGCCTTAAAATGGGGACTAAAAGCGAAAACAAGCCAAGCGAGGTTATGAGCGTTCTATCAATCTCTTATGGTAGCGAAGTTTGGGTGCAAGGCAAAGAAAATCATGGCTTGGCAGTTGGCGACACTATCCAAGTAGAAGCAACAGCAGGCGCAGACGCTGGCAAAGTTGCTAAAGCAGCAACGCTAGCAGTGACAGCAGCTAAAGATAAATTTTACGTTACCGAAGTAAGCGGTAATCTTGTAAAACTAATGAGAAAGGAATAATATGAAACTAAGAGACGAGGAAATTTTAAGCCAGCTTGCGTCGGCAGCGGCTAGCTTTAATGAAGGCTTTAAAGAGCGCGAATATCCCGAGGTGCAACTAGCTAATTTTGTGCCTATCACACAAAAAGGCGACGAGAGCATAGACGCACTAGATTACGGCGAGATTGAGGGCACTCAAGATTTAGAAAACGGCTTAATTGACGAGAACACAACATCACTAGAAACCGAGGATTTGAATATCGTAGCCAAAAAAGGGCTATATCTAAGCTGGGCTAAATCAGCGGTTTATACTAGCGAAGCAGTAGCTAGAGCTAAAAGGCTAGAAATTGAGCTAGATACAGCAAAACTTAGCAACCTTGAGCGTATAGCACTTCTTACAATGCAAAAAACAGCGCTTGTCGGTCACACTAAATTGCCAGCGGTGCAAGGCTTGCTAAATAACACTAGCGTGAAAGCTAAAGACCTAACCGCTGGCACAGCAATAAGTGCAATGACTGGTGCAGAAGCTAGAGCGTTTTTCTTGTCGCTAATTGAGTTTGGCTACGAGCAAAACGGCGGTCTGTTAATCCCTAATACGATAGCAATCGATAGTAAAGACCTTATGGCGCTAGCTAGCAAATATGACAATTCTATTGGCGCAGTAAATGGTGGTGTAAATGCACTAACCGCTATTAAAGAGGCACTATCACAAAGCACGGGCGTAGATGTAAATATCGTCGGTATTCCTTTGGGCTTCGCACAAGGCTTAGGTGGTGGCAAGGGCAAAAACCGCGCCGTTGTATATACAAAGAGCGAGGACGTCCTAAGCACCGACTGGGCTTTATCTCCAACAGCAATGCAACCATTTCAAAGAAGCGTGCTAAGCTGGGAAATAGCTATTAAATCTAAATTTACGGGCACATTAATTCGTCAGCTTGACAAAGTGGCTTACGTAAATTACAAGGCTTAATTATGACAGCAGCCGATTTTTTAAATAAATTCCCTGAGTTTAAAGCGGTAGATGAAGCACGCATAGAGCTAAGTTTAGACGAGGCGAAGCTACAAGTTACCGAGAAAATATGGGGGCGTTTTTACGAGGTCGGCGTTTTACACTTAGCGGCTCACATTTTGGCAATGCAGGGGGCTTTAAGCACGGAAGCTAATGCCAGCCCCCAACCTTTGCGAGAGATAGGCAGTAAAGCTGTAGGCAGCCTAAGCGTAAGCTATACAAGTGGGAAAACTGGCTTTGAGAGTGAAAGCGGAAGTTACTATTTAACCAAATACGGGCAACGCTACCTAGAGCTTAAAAAGCTAGTTACTCCACATTTTGGGCTAGTTAGATGATCGAAAAACTAGAGGGGAAAATAGCCGAGATTATGGGGCTTAGTGTGGTGGTAGGCGTAACCGCAAAAAGCAACGCTAGAAGCGACGAGCTAACCAACGCAGACCTAGCTATGATCCACGAGTTTGGCAGCCCAGCACATAATATCCCAGAGCGCTCGTTTCTACGCAAGCCTTTGATAAACAATGCTGAAGCGGTAGCTAGTTTGGCAAAAAACGCAATAGGAAAATTTATCGCAGGCAAAATATCAGCAGTAGAAGCGCTTGGGGCAATAGGCGAGGAAGCTAAAGGGATAAGCAAAGAGGCAATATCGGACGGCATAGCACCATCACTAAAAAGAGCAACAATTAGGCATAGAGCAAAGTTAAACAGACCAAGCACTAAGCCACTAATTGATACTGGACAGCTACAAAGCTCAATAACATACGAGGTGCGAAAATGATAAACGTTAGTGAGCTAATAGAGGATAGCGATTTTTGTCAAGTTATCAAAAGAGGCGATGACGAGTTTAAGGCGGTGGTGCAGTTTTTAAGTAACGACGAAATGCAAAGGTTGCCAGAGGGAGAAAGGTACAAAGAAGCGATTAGGATAGATACTAAATTTAACCTAAATTTGCAAGATGTTATCACTTACAAAGGCGTAAATTACCGCATTATCAATATGCAAGATTGGAGCGAATATGGATACAAAAACTTTGCAGGCGTTAGATTTGACGGGCTTGAGAGTTTTGATAGCCAAGGCTTTGAACGTAGATAAAAGCTTAGTGCGTGATAGCTACTCCAAAACGCTAAATGATAAGACGGCATATTTAACATTGCATTTATTAACTAGCACACAAAAGGGGCGAGAATATAAATTTATCGAGGGCGAAAAAGAGGTTATCACTTCAACGCGTGAAGCCGTAGTTAGTGTAAATGCTTTTGGCAAAAACGCAAACTTCATAATCGAAAAATTAAACACCCTTTTTTACTCTAGCGAGTGTTTAAAAGAGCTTAAGATTTTAGGGCTAGGGTTAGTAACGATTAGCCCTATTAGAAACTTAAGCCAAATAGTAGGCGGTGGCGTAGAGGAGCGAGCTAGTATAGATTTGACACTAAGCTACATAAATAGAGTGGAAGTTTCTCAAAACGAGATAAAAACAGCCGAGATTAAAACGGCAGATTTTGGCATAAAGGTAAATAGATGAGTTTAACGATAAAAAGGATAGTAAATATCCAGCTAAACGAACAAGGGCAAATAGCAAAGAATAGAGATTTTAGCGTGATCGCTATTCTAAGCGACGACTGGTGCGAGGCTTACGATGATGTGAATACAAGATTTGTAAGTATCGCTAGTGCAAATGACGCCGCGCTAAATTTTGGCAGTGAGAGCAGAGCAACTAAAGCCGCCAAAGCTATTTTTAGCGTAAGCGGTGTTAAAAAGGCGATCGTTGCTAAGTGGGTAAAAGAAAATAAGACAACACAAGCAACGGCTAATGAATTAAGAGGCTCGGCGCTTAACGTAGGCATTAATAAATTAAAGGCTATCACAAGCGGAAGCTTTAAGCTCAACGTAGGCGGCGCGGATAAAATTTATACGGCTTTAGATTTTAGCTCGTGCGTAGATTTTGAGGCGGTAGCAACAAAGCTAACCGCGGCGATCACTAAAGACGCGCTAAAGGCGGTATATGACGCAGAGGGTAATCGCTTCATAATTAGAGCGGCAACGGCTGGCAAAAATGACAATACAAGGCTGGGCTATTTTGAGAAAGCCGACAGCGGCGACTTTGTAGGCGTGCTTTTAAATCTAGTTAGTGGCAAGAGCGATATTTACGTAGGCAAAGACAGCGTAACGCAGAAAAAAGAGAGCCTAAGCGATGCGTTAGATAAATTATTCAACGCAACACAAGGCTTTTATGGTGTGTATAGCTCGGCTATCTTAGCAGATGAGGAAGTAGCAGAATTAAACGAGTGGATCACATCAGCACAAAATCCAAGCGTTGCAGGCTATACAATTACACGCAAAGCACAGCTTGAAAGCATAAATACGAACGTGATAAAAAAGATAGCCGACAAAGACAGCGGTCGCTTTTTTGCAACATACAACAACACGGGCGACGAACACGCAGGTGCTGAATTGTTAGCAAAAGCGCTAAGCACAAATTGGGAAGGCTCAAACACAGCCCAAACAATGAAGTTTAAAAACCTAAAAACCGCCGGCACTGATGAAACGATCACATTAAATTTAGCCGAGAAATGCGACAAACTAGGCGTAAATTATTATACCGATTATGACGGCGTAAGTATGATAGCCGAGGGCGTGGCTTTAGGCGGTAAATTTATAGACGAAACCGTAGGACTTGACGCTTTTAACAACCGCACACAAATAGCCGTATTCAACGTGCTAAAAGGCGCAAAGAAAGTGCCACAAACTGACAAGGGGCAAGTAAGACTAATAGCAGCAGTTAAGCAAGTTTGCGAGCAATTTGTTAAAAACGGCTTTATTGCTCCAGGACAATGGCGTGGCGATCCAGTTGGCACACTAGAAAGCGGCGATTATTTGGATTTAGGCTATTACGTTTACAGCCCCAGCTACACCGAGCAACTACAAGCGGACCGAGAAGCTAGAAAGTCAGTGCCTATCAATGTGGCTATTAAGCTAGCAGGCGCTATCCACAGCGTAGATATTTTAATTAATTACAACAGATAAGGGGCTAAAATGGCAAGATACCAACACGATACGATCGTTTTATTACTAAACGGCTACGAAATAACCGCTTATGCAGACGGAAGCGATGTAATAAGCATAGAAAACGCAGCGGATGCAGGGGCTTATACAATAGGCGCTAGCGGTAGAGGCGTATTTACGGGCAGTTGCAACCAAAGCGGCACGCTAACCCTAAAGCTTCTACAACATAGCGAGGATTGTAAATTTTTGCAAGACCTTTACAATCAGCAAAGAACAGAGTTTAAAAGCTTTAGCCCTATGACAATGGAGTTTAAAGACACGCTAAACGGCGACGAGTTAAGCGGGCTAAATGGCTTTTTCGTAAATGATGGCGGATTAAAAAGGGGCGACGCTCACAACCCAACCGAGTTTAAAATCGCCTTTGAAAGAATAAGCAAACGCTTAGAAAATGGAGCTGGGAACTAATGCAAACATACGAGCTAATGATAAACGAAAATAAGTACGTTTTAAGAAGTGCTAATTTTTTTGAAACCAAAACGCAGCTACAAAGCCTTTTAGGGCTAGCCAAAGACGCTATCAAAATGCAAGGCGAGGACGTTAATATCGACGTAGGGCAAATAATAGCGAATATAGGCAGTGCGGCGTTTAGCGGCGTTGAGAATTTTATTTTAAAATACGCTAGCGTGATAAATGCGGAGGGTGGCGAAATATTATTAAAAAATATGAGCCAAGCCGAAACGCATTTTAACGCCAATAGAGGCGATTACGCACAGCTTATTTTAGAGGGGTTAAAATACCATTTTTTAGACTTCTTACCCGCTGGGGCAAAATCCTTAACGGGTATAACAGCCTACCTAAACAAGGCGTAAAAAGCGAGTTTGATATAGATTATTTGGTGTGGCTACCGATCATAAAAGGTTATGCCACGCTAAACGACCTACGCACTATTTATGACCTAGAGGACGCAATAGCAATGCACGAGGTTATTATCGAATTGCTAAACGAGGAGCGCCGAGCCTTAGAAAACAAATAAGGCTCACTCCTCTATTTTTTTACTTCTATTCTTTATTATTTCTATTTCGTCAAAAGTTAAATTACTCAAAAAATCAAGCAATTTAAAACGCCAGTTATCCTCCCCTGATTTAGCCCAGTCGTTTAACGTGGCGTAGGGGATACCAAAAATCTCGACAAAGTCTTTACGTTTAGGCGTTTTATTTTTTTGCATTTTCTAACTCTTTTATGCGTTTTGTTAGCTTGTGGTTACGCCACATCTCATAGATTAGAGCGATACAAACTACTAATTGAGCCACGTCAAAAACAACATCCATTTTAAGCTCCTTGTAAAGTCTAGTATTTTATAATCAACCCAAGGGGGAGTGGTTAAAACCACTCCTTTAAAGCTTGAAATATAGATAGAAGCGTTGCGACCGCTTCTATCATCACCCAAACCTTTTTTAAAAACGCTTTCACGTTTTCTCCTTGGATTGAACTTATCAAAAAGGCTTTTTATCCCTTTTGATAAGATAATTATATATTAATATCCCTTATTTTATGCTTAATAATTATGTATATCATAATTTAATATAGCAAAAACACAAGCCGAAACCATTATTAAAATTTATTCTAATATGCCCCTTAAAAGGATATATAGTGCTATTAGATGAATTTCTTTACAAAATCGGATTTGATGTTGATAGTGGCAAGATAAAGCAGATAGAGCAAGGGCTAAAAAATATCTCTAGCCTAGCCAAGCAAACAGCCCAGCCCATAAGTGACGCCATAAGAGCTGGCATGGAAAGAAATGCCGAGCTAATAGCAAAACTAGAGCAAGCCAAAAATCAAGGCGTAGAGTGGTGCGAGGAAGCGAAAGAGCAAGCCGAGGAGCTCACTGCTAGTTTTCACGAAGTGGCAGAAGCAGAGGAAAAGGTCGGCGAAAAAGCAAAAGAAGCAGCGAAAGAAACGAAAAAGCTAACCGAGAAAAAGCCAGCTAT